CGTTCCCACCTATGTTGAAGGCCGCATCCGCACCGCATGGCAGAGACTCGGCCTCATGGACCTCGTTCGCAAGACCTATATCAAGGGCAACCTGAAGGTCGGCTTCGAGCTGTCCGCTGACGGTGCTGTTGTGCACACCGAAGGCACCACCGCTCCTTCCGATGAGACCCTCACCTTTGGCGTTGTTCAGCTCACTCCTGCCTCCATCAAGAAATGGATCAAGATCTCTGACGAGGCAATGGATCTGACGGGTGCCGAGTTCCTCGACTACATCTACGATGAACTCACCTACCGCATCGCCAAGAAGGCCCAGGAAGAGCTGATCGCCAAGATCACGGCCTGCACCGCTTCCGCTACCGCTTCCACCGCTGGTGTCGGTGTTGTTGCCGGTACTCCTTCTATCGGTCTTGTTGCCAAGGCCATCGGAACCCTCTCTGACGAGGCGGCCAATCCTGTCGTTGTTCTGAACAAGGCAAGCTGGGCACAGATCAAGGCCGCTGCTTATGCAGGCAGCTATGCTGTTGACCCGTTCGAGGGCCTTCCCGTGTACTTCGAGAATACCCTTCCTGCCTACACCGCTTCTGGCACGACCGGCAGCACCTGGATGATCGTCGGCGACTTCGGACAGGGTGCACAGGCGAACTTCCCGAACGGTGACGAGATCACCATCAAGTTCGACGACCTCTCCCTTGCCGAGGCTGACCTCGTCAAGATCGTTGGCCGTGAGTATGTCGGACTCGGTGTCGTTGCCGACCACGCATTCTGCAAGGTAACCTTCTAAACAGTGCTTTCAAAGGAGGCAATAATGAAAACACTTGTAGCATTACCGTGCATGGACATGGTGCACACCATCTTCATGAAATCATTATTGAGCATGGACAGGATTGGGCAGACTGGTTTTGCCTTTTCCTGTTCATCGCTTATATATGATGCTCGCAACAATCTCGCCAAACAGGCAGTGACGGAAGGCTACGACAGGGTGCTCTGGCTTGATTCGGACATGGACTTTCAGCCGGATCTGCTGAAGATGCTCTCGGCAGACATGGACGAGGGCAGAGAGTTTGTGACCGGACTTTATTTCAAGCGTAAGGCACCCGTCAAGCCTGTCATATACAAAGAGATGGGATTCCTCAAGAACGATGACAACGGGGTAACACCCGTGGCCATCTCTTATGAGGACTATCCGAAGGACTCAATCTTCTCGATAGCAGGGTGCGGCTTCGGCGGCTGCCTTGTTTCGGTAGATCTGATCAAGAGAGTGGGAGACAAATTCGGTCTCCCATTTTCTCCCATTATGGGATTCGGAGAGGACTTGAGCTTCTGCACAAGGGTGAGCGAGCTGGGCGTTGAGATGTTCTGCGACAGCCGTGTGAAGATGGGCCATGTCGGACTCGGCACCATAACCGAGGACACTTATTTTCAGTATAAGGGGTAATTCAGATGGCAAGTACAACCACACTGGCCGCAGTCAAACTCGCATTGAGAGTGAAAACAGATGCCTTTGACGATGAAATCAGCGGTCTTATCGATGCGGCACTGCTCGACATGGGTCTTGCAGGCATAACCAACGATGACGATACGGATGCTCTGATTCTGCGTGCGGTGGTTACCTACTGCCGTCTGAACTTCGGACAGCCGGACGATTATGACAGGCTGAAAGCATCGTATGACGAGCAGAAGGCCCAGCTGGGCATGGCAACGGGGTACACGGCATGGACAGAAGCGACCTGATCACACTCTATGCCGACACCATAACCTATGACGATTACGGTGTTCCCGTAAAGACACGCTCGAGCCGTGATGTTTTCTGCAAGGTCGATTCGGTCACTCGCTCGGAGTTCTTCGATGCAGGGAGATCCGGACTGAAACCCGAGTACAGAATCACGATGTTCTTCGGAGACTATGAAGGTGAAACTCTCGTTGGTTATAACGGACGGATGTATTCCGTATATCGCACCTATCAAGCCAAGACGGACATCATCGAACTGTATGTCGAGCGGAAGAACGGCACGGACATCACGATAACCACCGGAGGTGGTGACGATGGCAGTGTCAACGGGTAATTTTGCGGCTGCTTTGCAGAAGATCCTTGATGATTACAAGGACGGCGTAATCGTAAGCACAGAAGAACTGACCAGAAAGATGGCACAGAAGGGCACCAAGGAGCTGAAGAGTGCATCAGGCATCTTCGGAGGCGGTGGCGACTATGCCAGCGGATGGAAAAACAAGTTTGAAAGCAAGAGGCTCGGAGCTTCTGCCATCCTCTACAACGAGAAGGCAGGACTTCCGCATCTGCTTGAAAACGGCCATGCGAAACGATTCGGCGGCCGAGTGGCCGGACGGACTCACATCGCTCCGGTCGAGGAAAAGCTGATTGAGGAGTTCCAGAAAGCAATAGAAGGAGCGGTGCAATGACTTACAAAAAAGTATTTCAAATCATATCGGGAATAGAGCTGACACCGGCAAGCGGTGACACTCCTGCCACCTACATTCCGGCAGCGTACCTCATGTTCCCCGAAGATGATCCGAACACGCCGCCTCCTCCGTTCATCTGCTACTACTACACCGGCGACAACGACCTCAAGGCAGACGATGTCAACTATCAGAAGATCCGGCAGCTGACACTCGAACTGTACTGCGACAACAAAAACTTTACTCTCGAATCAGCCGTTGAGAGTGCACTTACCTCCAACGGCTTTGTATACAGCAAATATGAAGAATACATCGATGACGAAAAGATGTATATGACAACTTATGAGATGGAGGTAGTAATTACCAATGGCTGATACCAACAAAATCAAATACGGCATAAAGAATTGCTACTATGCCGTGGCAACGATCTCCAGCACCGGAACGGCCACCTACAGCACTCCCGTGGCGATGCCTGGGGCCGTCAGCATCTCCCTTGATGCACAGGGCGATACCACCAAGTTCTATGCGGACAATATAGTCTACTTCACCACCGTGGCGAACAACGGCTACGAAGGCGACCTCGAACTTGCGAAAGTTCCGGACACCTTCCTCACCGACTGCCTCGGCTTTGTCCGTGATGCAAGCGGTGTCCTCGTTGAGGATGCCGGAGCGAATCCTGCTCACTTTGCTCTCATGTTCCAGTTCGAGGGCGATGTGAACGCAAAACGCACCGTTCTGTACAACTGCGTGGCGGCCCGTCCGCAGATTGCCGGCTCCACCAAAGAGGAGAACATCGAGCCGCAGACCGAGACCATCAGCGTCACTGCGACCACGATCTACAACGCAGTGCTCAACAAGGATCTCGTCAAGGCTTCCTGCACGGAGACTTCCGCATCTGCCGCTTACAACGGCTGGCTGTCTGCTGTCTATCAGACCACGACCACTTGATGGCCATAAAAAGGAGGCATAATTATGATTTTCAGCACCATCAAAATCGGGGATAAGGATTATAGGATGTGTGCGGCCGCATCGGTCAACATAGCCTACTACAATGTCTTCCATGAGGACTTTATCGCTCTTATGAATCCGGACGAGCCTGTCAAGGCTATTACTCCATTCACGAAGATGGCATTCATCATGAACATGAAGGCCGAGAAGACCAAGGAAGAAATGCGTAAGCTGTCCATGGCAGATTATGAGGCATGGATGGACGAGTTCTCCTTTGGGGATCTCGTTGCGGCCATGGCAGACATTCAGGAGCTTTATCTCGGCTCTGCGGTCGGAACTGTTAGCTCTAAAAAAAACAGCGAAGAACAGACCGACCTCTGACAACACCATTATTCCTGCTCCGAGCCGTTCAGATGGGTCTTGCAATAGACGATCTGGACGGCCTCGAGTATGGGATGATAGTGGACATGATGACCGAATCGCAGAACGATGATGCGAAGTACAACTATGTAGCCACACAGGAAGACATGGACAGGTGGTGACTCAATGGGAAGAATAGCCGGTATCACCATCGAAATCGGTGGCGATACAAGTAACCTACAAAAATCACTCAAGGGTCTTGATTCACAGCTAAAGACCACGCAAGCGAACCTCAAAGACATAGAGAAGCTGCTCAAGATGAATCCTGCGAACACCGAGCTTCTCACGCAGAAGCAGAAGAACCTAAAGGATGCAGTTTCGCAGACCAAGGACAGGCTCCAGCAGCTGAAAGATGCCCAGAAGGGTGTAGCAAAGGGCACACCGGAGTGGGATGCTCTCCAGCGTGAAATCAATGCGACCGAGCAAGAACTCGAAAAGGCAGAAAAAGAACTCCGACAGTTTGGAAGCGTTGCGGCACAGAAAATGAAAGCCGCAGGGCAAGCCATGCAGAACTTTGGCAACAAGGTTCAGAATGTCGGAAAAGAACTGTCGAAGATCTCTGCCGCAGCGGCGGCGGCTCTGGCGGCGATAGCCAAACTCGGCTACGACACCATGCAGTCTGCGGACAATCTGAATACGCTGTCAAAGCAGACCGGAGTTTCCACGGACGAGCTTCAAAAGTGGACATACGCTTCAGATCTTGTCGATGTATCCATAGACACCATGACGGGTGCATTGAAAAAGATGAAGAAGAACATGGACAGCAACTCGGATGCCTTTGAGAGCCTCGGTGTCAACGTGAAGAACGCTGACGGCACCTTCCGAGATGTGACCGATGTGTTCTATGACACGTTGGGTGCTTTGTCGAACATCGACAACGAAACCGAGCGAGACATCAAGGCCATGGACATCTTCGGAAAATCTGCTGATGAGCTGGCTGGTGTAATCGATGACGGCGGCAAGGCTCTGAAGGATTACGGCAAAGAAGCCGAAGACCTCGGCCTCATTATGAGCGGTGACACGCTGAATCAGCTTAACGAGGCAAATGACACATTCGACAAGCTGAAGAACACACTCAAGGCCGACCTCGCAAAGGCTGGAGCGACACTCGTCACAACCTTTGCACCGGCACTTGAAAAGGTGTCCGCTTTCTTGCAGAAGCTCGGAGACAAACTGGCCAAACTCTCTCCGCAACAGGCAGAGATGATCGTGAAGATCCTCGCCATCGTGGCGGTCATAGGGCCTCTGATCACGGCGATAGGCGGCATCATTACATTCATCGGAACGCTGATGACGGTGCTTCCTCTGCTCGCAGGGCCTATCGGAATAGTTATTGCTGCCATTGCAGCGGTGATTGCCATAACCATTCTTGTTATCAAGAATTGGGATAAAATCAAGGCATTTGCGATTCAAGTGTGGACAGCAGTCAAGGATGCTGTTGTCAATGCATGGAACAGCATCGTGAACGGAGTGACAAGTGCTCTGTCCTCAATCAGTTCATTCGTCACAAGCGTGTGGAACGGCATCAAGAGCACTGTATCGAATGTGGCCAACACCGTGAAAGACAAAGCCGTCAATGCATGGAACAACATGAAGGACGGCATAGCAACCGCCACACAGCAGATAGCTACCCTTGCCGCACCGGCGTGGGCCGCTCTGAAGTCTGCAACCTCAAGTGCCGTTGACAGCATCAAATCAAAAGTGCAGTCAATGGTGGACAAGTTCAATGCGGCAAAGAACGCAGTAAAGACCGCCATCGACAGACTGAAAGCAATCCTCAACATTACGCTGTCGTTCCCGAAAATCAAGGTGCCGCACTTTAACATCTACGGTGGCGAAGCACCGTGGGGCCTTGGCGGCATGGGATCTCCTCCGAAAATTGATATCCAATGGTACAGAAAAGCATACGATAATCCGATCCTGTTCAGCTCTCCGACTGTTCTTGGCACACCTTACGGGCCAAAGGGATTCGGTGACGGTTCTGGAGCGGAGATCGTCATGGGCCTCGACAAACTGCGTGAGCTGGTCGGAGGAATGGATCAGAACGTGACGGTTCAGGTCGTTCTCGAAGGCGATGCCAGAGGCATCTTCAAAGCGGTGCAGAGAACAAACAACATCCGAACGAAGGCAACGAACTACAACGCTCTGGCGGTGGGAGGTTAAGCTATGGCATGGACTAATCTGTTTACTATAGGCTCGACCGACCTCACGCAATGGGAAAA